TTAAACAATCCTATGCAGATAAGGTAAAAGCAGAGAGAAAGAAAGCAGCACAAGCAAGAATTGCTGCAAAGAAAGGTGGCAAACCTGCACCTGAAAAGAAAGCAACTCCCTCTGCATCTCAGTTACTATCTAAGAAGAAAAAAGCAGCAGTTAATCCTAACTACAAACCACAGAAAGCATCTGGTAAAACTAGAGCCGAACGTGATAAGATTAGAGGTGAAGGTGAAAGAATGCTCAAGGGCATTATGAAGGACCAAGAAACTGCAAAGTATAAGAAAGAAACAGGACAGAATCCTGATGCCAAAGGTCGTACAAAGATCCTTGGACGTGTAAACAAAAGAATGAGTTCTTGATGTGATGGTGATTGACAACCACCTAAAAAGTTGTTATACTTTAACAGTGAAGTCAAAAGTGTAGAACTTAGTTCTCGATCTTGATTTCCTAGTAAACTTTAAGTTTCAAAACTATCTAATGCAAACTAAACAACAAATGGTGCCTGTGAGCACTGAAATGGCTTGGGCAAAGATTGCCAAGACCTGTTCTAATCCCTTTGGACTTACCGACGAAACTGTCGAAGAAAGTCTGAAAGTTTGTCCTCCTATTCAATATAAGGGAGGAACATTTCTGGGTCGATATATCATCCCAGACACTTTCGTTCGATACAATCCTGAAGAACAACCACGCGACAAGAGTAACGATGTCGATCATGTGAATGATCTGGTTAATAGTTACGAAGTCCAAGGTTACATGATTCAGGCTAACCCTCCCATCGCATCTTTTGATGAGGAGAGTGTTGACATGAATCAACTTCGTGGACAATCTGGATTCAATCGCAAGGAATCTCGCGAGCGTTTTGGTCAAGACATGGCCATCTATGATGTATATGAATGGGAGAGTCGTTATTGGGAGATTGTTGCACGAAACACCTCTAATCATCACCAGAATCCGTCACTTAGTCAGACAAAGCATGATTACCTCAAAGAGGTCTGTAATGCTGTTGCTGGTGGCGTAATTCCTGCTGATGCTGATGCTATCGACAATTTTGTTGATGAGATTGCAACAGACAAAACTGCAAAGATTCGCAAGTGGATTAAGAAAACTGCACTAAACAACTGTGAAGTTTATCCTAACTTCCGTACCTACAACTCCACTGGAACTGGTAAGAATACTCTGAAAGGATTCTTTGCCAAGAACAATTTTCCAAAGGTTGGTATCGAAGGCCGCGATGATGAAACACTAGAGGAACAAGGTTGCATCACATATTGTGCTGGCAATGGTGACAATATGCAAGCATGGGCGCGTGGAGTGTCACATGGAACTAACAAAGGTTTGACTGTTTGGATCTTTGGATATGCACCTAATCGTGTTGCTGACCTTGAAAAGTTCCGTAAGGATTGGATTACTGACTTCGCACAAATGAAGCAGACTTATATTCAGTTTGCATCTAACATCACTGAAGATGGTGGAACTCTTGAAGTTGATGATGATACTTTCCCTGTCAAGTTTGCAGGGTTCCTGCCTCAGTATGTGAAACCTAATCCTAGCGATCAGGGTAAGCCCACTGAGAACACTTTGGTTGATGTGTATGGCAATGCTGTCAAGTTTGATCCTGATGGTGATTGCTTGTCCCTGTCTCAACCGTGAGTGCTGTGAGAGGCATCTAGGTGCCTCTCTAACACCTTTGAAAGAATGTTTAGGGGTATTATTGTTACTCACCCCTAAACTGTTCTAGTTATACAACTGACTACAAAATGCTTACTCTTCGTCCTCATCAGCAACGCATCATTGATCGTATGCTTGCATACAACAAAGGTCAGGTGATTGTTCCTACTGGTGGTGGCAAGACGTTGACAATGATCAAGGACACAGAACGTCGTCTTGATGTTATCAACAATGGCACTACAACAGTTGTTGTAGCCCCACGTATTTTGCTGGCAGAACAACTGTGCAGTGAATTCATGGAAGTTCTTGATCCTAACAATAGTGATCCTTACCTCCATGTGATGCACGTTCACAGTGGTGAGACAGATTACACTAGCACAACAAAAGCAGATAAGATCCACTTGTTTGCAAGTTGTGCTCGTAGTATGGGTGAGAATGTTATCATCTTCACTACCTACAATTCTCTTCAGCGTATTGTTGAGGCAGATATTGAGGTCAATACGATTTACTTTGACGAGGCACATAACAGTGTCAAGCGTAACTTTTTCCCTGCAACTGAGTTCTTTGCTCACGAAGCAGATCGTTGCTATTTCTATACAGCAACCAGGAAAACTTCTGTGACTATCAAGAAACCAGGCATGAATGATCGTCATGTTTATGGTGACATCATTGCTCGCGTTTCTGCACCTGAACTGGTTGAAGGTGGCTACATCGTGGCACCTAAAGTAAAGGTGATCAAGATGGACACAGTTGATCGTAAATCTATCACTCCCTTTCTGGAATCCAACAACATTCTCACCTCTGTTGATGAACTTTCTCTCAACAAAGTTCTAGTTTGTGCTAAAACTACCAAGCAGTTGGTTACACTGTTCCAGACAGATTTTGCAGATCAACTTGCAAAGCGTGGTTATTCTTACCTCTACATCACCAGCAAGACTGGTGCAATCATTGATGGTAAGAAAGTCACACGTCAACAATTCTTTGACACGTTGAACGCATGGGGCAAAGATTCTTCTAAGAAGTTTGTGTGTCTCCATCGTTCTATCTTGTCTGAAGGTATCAATGTGTCTCAACTTGAAGGTGTTATCTTCATGCGTAACATGGATAGCATCGAGATGACACAATCCATTGGTCGTGTTCTTCGTCTTGCTGAAAACAAGTCCTTTGGAATGGTATGCGTACCAGTTTATTCTCAAGTTGGTGTGTCTACTGCTCGCGCACTTCAGACTTGTGTTGATATTGTTTTTGAAAAAGGTGAGATGTATGATAGTGTGGTGCGTCGATGAAGATAACAGAAACTAAACGATCTATTCTTGATCCTAAACCTGTTGAAGAGGGCTTCATCATTGGTAAATATACAGATCCCTTGATGTATGCTGCCATACCTATGTGTGGGAGTGATACTCAACTAGCAATCATACATCAGGGACAGCAGTTAAAGATCTGTCGCAATCGTAAGTCAGCACTGAACTTTATTGCAAAGCACAGTAAGGGTAAATCAGTTGCTAAACTTCCTGTGTGATATTATTACTCACCTCTAAAGTGTCCTAGTAATGTACCAAGCAACTCAACGCATGACCGAACGTCCCGAAGTTCTCCTGTCTCGCGCAGATTACATCGAAGACATCAAAGTTCGTTGGCAGATTCATCAGTTTGAGGTTAAGAAACTCCAAGAGGATCTTTCCCTTGTGATGAACGCAATCACAGATAAGGCCTTCTATATGGCCACTGATCAATGATATAAGGAGAGGGTATCATTACCCTCTTTTTTTATGTCGATGTAAATGTTACTCACCACTAAACTGTTTCAGTAGTATGAAGAACACTCATCTAGAACATCCCGAAGACACCATTCTGACTGGTGATCTGTCAGTGCTTGATTGGTTCTCTGAACCTGCATCATTCATCAGCACTAAGATTGATGGTGCTCCAGCTATTGTTTGGGGCAAAGATCCTGCTACTGGTACATTTTTTGTTGGTACAAAAGCAGTCTTCAATAAGAAGAAAATCAGGATTGCACATTCACATCAGGAGATTGACCAGCATTACGTCGGAAAGGTTGCTAGAATCCTCCACACTGCATTTGATTGTCTTCCTAGGACTGATTGCATCATCCAAGGTGATTTTATTGGTTATGGTGGTTCTCTAACCTATCGTCCCAATACTATCACATACATTTTCCCTGAGATTATTGACCAGGATATTATCATCGCACCTCACACAATCTATGGTGGTGGTAATGATTTGCGTGACGTAAGTTCTGCTCCTTTGATGAATGAACTTACCAGCACTGATCAATGCTTGTTTGTGCAACCTGAGTGCAGTTTGAATCCCAATCGTGAAGATTTGCAGGATGTGTGTAAGTTTGCCAAGCAAATGGCCACTCTATGTGAGTTTGTAACTCCTGCCAAAGCAACAAAAATCAAAAAACATATCAATGACTGCATCCGCAATGAAAATGCCATTGATGAGAATGAAATTGCAGAAAAATTCGATTGTGACATCAACGTGATGCGATTGTGGAAACTCGTTGCATCAATCAAGGATGATTTGTTCATGTTCATTGATGAGTGTGATGACATCATTTGTGTGATTGGTGACGAGACATCATTGCATGAAGGTTATG